TTATCTTGTACCTTTATTCGAATCTTCAACTTCTGGAAATTCACTATCACTAATTTTTTTAATAGTCTCAATAACTTTTTTATTCTGCATAGGCATTGCCAGTTCAAGTTTTTTGATAACAACTTCCATATCATTATCATTCTTTATTTCATGTACAGCTAGCTTAATTGGAACTGCAATCTGATTTGCTATTTCAATATCTTGCTGATCTGCAAATGTTGGGGTTACACTGAGAAGTTCACATATAGCGATAGTAAAAGCAATTACGGAAACCCTGGTCTTACCTGTAAACCCCGTCCAGTAATCACCAGGGGACATAAATGATTGCTGAGTAGTAAGATTTAATAAATCATTGCTGGCGAGAAGAGATAACTGCTTTTTGATATCATCGAGACTAATAGAAGAGTCAAATGTATTTTCATTGAACTTATCTTCAACTAATGTTGCTAAAGCCTCTAATTTATTCAAAACCTCTGCATATTTAGTTACTGAGTAATGATGGATATCATCTTCTTGGTTTATGCGAGAACTTGAATAAACGGTTCCGTCACTGATAAATACGGTATTTAACCAATGATAAATCGATCTCAGATGCTCAGCTGCAGAAAAAACAGCCTGGTTGGCTTTAAAAGAGCGCTTTACTGCATCAGGTATGTTTTCACGGTTATAAGAGCGGCCCCATGTAACATCACGTCTAATTTTAAAATCAAGATCCTTGGATATTTTGTCATCGATATTATAGTTGATAACTTCATCAGAACAATAAGCGTCTGATGTTATTATTCCAGCAACAACGACTCCTGAACCTATAGTGAAAATCAAATCACCAACATTCATATTGAAGAGGAATTTTTTAACTTGGTTAACGTTAGCGCTAATGATCTGCTGAGAATAGCCTTTTTTTGCGGCATCAACATAATATTCATGCATTAGACTTTCAAAATCGTCTTCACTTATTGGACCATCATTAGTAATAAAGTCGTCAAAATGCCCTATTGCTGCAACCTTTCCATGGAGAAAATGACCAAAGAATTCATAATCTCTTCCAGGCCTTACTACCCAGCAATTTGCATTTAAATCCATATTTAAGATAATACATTCGGCCATTGAAGGACTCCATGTCTAATTTGTTATATTGACAATGTAACTCAAAATTGCTTAAGACACTTTAATGCCTAAGTTTTGCGCTAAGTTACATATGATTATATCTTTATTTTTTACTTACGCAAATAAATTAACTTGTTATAATTAAAGGCTTTTTCCATTGTGTGAAATATTTTTTTGAGTGAAACTTGTTCAACAACCCTGTTGAATACAGTGTTTTAGATTGCTTTTGAAATAATGTACCTATGTTATTATCGTGAATCTAATTAAGATTCCATTGTTAATGGATATAAAATGGTTTTGTTTAAGTTGTTGGACGTCAAATAGCACTGCTACAGTTTATTCGAAATTACCCTACGGCACGCACAGCCCCGCCCGCCTGCCCGCTTCGCTTAACAGACTGGTTTTCATGCACCTCATAAATCGTCTCAGAAGCCACCAAACAAGGGTTTTCTCGTCAAAAATGGTGCATAAGACTCATGCGTTTTCATGCGCCATAGACATGCACTCATTCGCTCTCATGCCAGCCAGGAAAAGGGGATAAAAAATCCCGGTACTGGACCGGGATTACGTGGGCGTTCTTTCTAATCAGACAGGAATCTGCTGACGGCTTGACAGTTTTGACGCGGAGCCATAGCGATTAAGTGTTTGCTGTTGTTTTTCCGGGGATTGTGCTTTGTCTGATAGCTGTTCATTGCGTCGGGGTTTCATGATTATCTTATCCACACTCTCCAGTGCCGTAAATGTGCAGGAACATTCCAGATTCTGGCACTGATACCACGAGCGTTTAACTGACGGAGCTTCATAGGCTGCTGTTCTGGCGTGTGCAACTGTACCGCATTCCGGACATTTAAGTGCCATTAATATCACTCCTGTATATCGTTAATGTCATTCAGGCGTTGCTGAAAACGCAGATGTTGTGCCGGGGTGTAAGAGCCCTGGCAATCACGAATCATCCCGGGGTCAGGCATCAAACCGGATTCATCCAGGATCTCACGATAATCCCCGGCAATTTCAGGCGGTGTTATTGTCAGCTGGCGAACCAGAGCACTGCGTAATATACGGGACGCAACGTCAACCCCTCCGCGCCCCTTCAGGAACGGAGCCAGTGCAGATGTCAGGGCTGCCCCATTCGCCTGCATAAAATTGCTGAGAGCGGCTTCTGTGCAGGCTTCCATCAGTAAATGCTGCGAGTAAATGCATTCGCGCGCAGCACAGTTAATTTGCCATTTCAGCACATCCAGACGTTCCCGCAGTAATTCGAGCTGTCGGGCATAATCTGCTGGTTTTTCTGTGGCAGAGAGGAGAGATGCTATCTGTTGTTCAACGGCTTTTCGGCTCTCACTATGTCCGGCCCACAGAATACGGGCATTCCGAAAACTGGTAAGTGCCTGGTCAGGCGTGCCTCGGGCCGTCATACTGCTTTCTCCTTCTCAGCAAGTTCCTGACGAACCTTAATTTTATGCATAGCTGCCGGAGAGAGTTGATTACTGAAATCCAGACGCGCCGCATAATCCGGGGCAATTCCCGCCAGTTTAAACACCGGGTCCTGTTCAGGCATCGCATCGTTAGCCAGAGCCGGTCTGGTGATATGTTTATGAATAAAGTCTTTCAGCACTGTGTCCGGGTCATTAACTGAATTCACCACACCCACAACGGCACTAGCTTCCCGGCCCATTGTGGATTTAAGCAGGCTCAGCGTCTGAATAAGCGCTTTTCCATGCGATTGCATAAAATCTTCCCAGATTTGTTTTGCGCGAATATCCACAAGAATGTTATGCGCGTGGATATACTTTCCGGCTAATTCCGCAGCTTTCTGCGGCAAAAGTGCATTTTCGCTTTCCTGAGCCGCCAGCAGCTCATCAAAATCCTCAAGCGTTTCTCGTCCCAGCGCAATTTCCGTGCGCAGTTTTTTCATTTCCTTTGAAACCACGCCCTGACTTTCACGAAACAGCGTGCGCCACTCCTCATTCAGTGTGTTCGTCGTGGCTTCCATCTCAGCGCGACGCTGGCGGATTGTCGCAATATTATCCGCTGCCGCTTTCTGCTGACGACGTGCTTCAAGCCATGCGTTTCTGGCTGTGTTCATGGTTTCCAGTGCCCGCTGCGTTACAGCCGGAAAAGTGGAAAGGTTGTTATTCACTGCGGTGTTGTTCATGGCTTCTCCTGTCGGGTTGGTTCGTTACGTCAATTGTGTCGTGGCTGACACAAGCACACTATCGGTGCTCAGTGTGTGGTGGCTGGCACAACGGGCGCTTGCGGTTATTCAGACGTGGCTATGAAAGCCAGCCAGATAAAAATGCCCTCAGTTTCAGTCTGCTTTATGTCCCTGATGCGGTGGAACAGGTGAAACATGTGTTACAGCTTTGTTTTATAAAGCACTTATATACACTGCACCGGTGGAACATCGCGGGTAACAAGGTGGAACAGCGGATTGGCTGGCGTTACATCTGTTCCACCTCACTATTTCAGAAGGTGGAACAGGTTCAGCCCTGTAAAATACGGTTGTTCCACCTGTTTCACCTGTTACCCTTAATAAATAAGACTCACGCAAAGCCTTAACCCGGCACCTCGCTGTTGAAGACATAGAGCCTGCGGGGATTCATCTCTGGCGGGCGAATGGTTGTCTGGAGTTTGCCATCAGTGGAGGGCAGCAGGTATCCACGATCTGCGCACAGACGAGCCACCTTGCGCGGGTCAAATCCCCTGCAGATTTCTTTCCAGCCGGACGGCATGACATAGAACGTAGTGACAGCTTCCGTGCCCTGCGCGGTACTGCTTTTCTCCACCCTGCGCCAGCCCACCATATTGCCGGGGCGGTTGCGCTCGTCATACCAGTCTGCAAAGCGGCTGTACTGATTCGCGGTAAAGAAACTACGAACCTGCTCCAGTGCGGCAATATCTTCCTGATTGGCGGTGTGCCCGCGATCTTTCAGCCATGCGTTCAGGCAGACGCGGGTTGCCCGCAGTGCTTCACCCTCAGGCCAGCCGGTGATACCCAGACGGGTTGCCAGTTCACCCGCCATCGCCACCAGTGCAAAGCGATTCACAGCCCGGCCCACCTGGTTGCCTGCATCTTTCGGAGTCAGGGCGGCAGCATATTCCTTCATCAGCGATTTTGCCTGTGCCGTTAGTCCGTTAAGATCAGCGGTCAGTGCTTTCAGCCACTCCCGGAACGGCGAACCGTAGTAGCAGGACGTGGCCCATTCAAGATGCTCTGCCAGAGCCTTGCCGCTGTCGAAGCCGTGCAGCTCCTCAAAAACGCCAAATTTCCCGGAATCGCTGGGGATCTGGATCATCCTGACTTCCATCCCGGCAAAAGTACGCTCACCGGCCTTTGCCGCATGTTCGGTCAGAGACAACTCGCCAGTTGAAAAGAACAACAGGCGCCACTGCTTACGGGTACGCAGCTCACCGTCCGTACCGGCACGGCCCTTGCCCTGACCGTTTGCCAGCATGTAGGCGATATTGCCTGCCTCGCGTCCGTCAACTTCCCGGATCTCATCAAGCATCATGGCGGCATCGTTGCGGCGGCTGGCGCATCCCTCCAGCGCGTTGCCGGTGGCCCGCCATGTCTGCCAGTAGTCAGGCCCGCCGCAGACGGAGGTTGCCGCTTTCATGGTGGTGGTCTTACCGTCTGTCGATTCCCCTTTGAGGTGGTAGCCGCCGCCGTCCATACCAACCAGCCGTAACAGTGGTGCAGCAAAGGCCAGGCTGACAGCAAATGCCACGCGGGAGTTGCCGGTACAGTAGCGGGATACGTTCTCCCGCCATTCCTCTGTTGTGCCCGACACGCGGAAATCACGCCCCTGCACGGAAGTGGTCTGGAGAATGACACCCTCTGCACCTTCACCGCTGACCTCATCCTGCAGGACGTAAACCTGACCATGCCAGCCAGTACGGCTGACGCAGGTCACGCGGCGTTCCGGTTTACACAGTGAGATATATTCCATCAGGCGTGCGCGTGCCTCACCGGTGGTGCTGATATAAGACAGCCCGTTAACCAGCAGTACCCGGCGCAGTTCCTCACCACTGCCGCTCAGCATTTCCATCGGCATCGCCCAGCGGCGACGCTCACCCCACGTATCTTCCCATTCCAGCAGTCGTCCGAAGTTACCGCCATCGGCATCGCAGGTGATTGCCGTCACGCGCAGCGGGCTGCATATTTTGACGTTCTGGATCTCCGTCTCACCGTTGCGCTGTACCTGCTTTTCATACCAGAGATATTCCTGGGTAAGACGGAACCCGTGCGGCAGTTGCGTGCGGCCTTCCCCGCACAGTACCAGACCGTTGCGAAAGGCTTCACGGGCACGGGTAATACCGTGCTCCCGATGAAAGTCATTCCAGTCAGCCTTAATCTCTCCTGGTGGCAGCGTCATCCAGCCGCCAACAACTTTTGCCGCCCGTTCAGCAAAGGCTCTGCCGGGATTCTCCCCCCCATCCTGAAAATCGTTATCACCGGCGATGATAATTTTTACCTCAGGCCAGCGTGCCCGCAGCGACTGCGCCACATTGGGCAGGTTGCCCGCAGATATGGCAGCCACTACGCATCCGGCAGTGAGCTGGCTTACCGTCAGCGCCGTAGCGTAACCTTCGGTAATCACCACCTGTATCGGTGGTTCAGACGGTAACGGGCTGAGCGACACAAACGCGCCTTTCATCGTGCTGCCGGGCAGTATGCTTTTTTCACCCGTCGGGGCGATAAGCTGTGCACCGGTCACGGCTCCGGTGTTGGTCGTGAGTGGTAACAGCAGGGAACCGGCTGGAAAATCCTTACCGCTGATATGCTGCACGCTTCCGGTCAGAGAGGCCGGGTATCCGGCGAACCCTTTTCCTGTCAGATAGGCGCTTTCTCCCGTGTGGCTCTCTTTCATCAGCGCCGCCACGGTAAGACCCATGTCGCGTTTAGGGGCTTTTTGTCTGGCAGGCTTAACAGGCAGTTCCTGCACATCCGGCACATTAAGCACCTGCGCCACCTCCTGCGCAGCCTTTCTGACGCTGTAACCGGTTACGAGCTTAACCAGATCCAGACCGTCACCATTGCCACACTGGCTGCAGATCCACGTCCCGCGCCCTTCAAGGTCATCAAGGCGAAAACGATCCTTGCCCCCACATTTCGGGCAGGGACCATGCCTGCCGTTTTCAGGTACATCAATACGCAGCATCTGCAGAATAACGGGCCATTTCCCCCGTGCGGCGGCTGAAATCTGCGTAACCGTCTGTATTGTCATACTTCCCCCTGATACAACGTCACACCGGTACTGCAGCAGACATCAAAGGCCGCCGGAAGCGTGCGGTACATCTCCGCCATTACTTCACAACCGCGCGCGGTCAGTACCGGCGGCGCGGTCAGCAGTGACGGCTCCAGCATGTCAGTTAGCAGTGCCAGCGCGGCAGCGGCGCCCTGTGCTTCGCCGTACTCGTTAATCAGTGCGCACTCGATATGCAGCGCAATGGCCATTTCAATACGCTCCACCGTCAGGCTGTGCGGACCATACTGATCATTGCCAGTTTCGTTCAGCATTTTCTGCCGCCATGCTGAAGCAATAGCCCGCCGGTAAAGCGCGGTGGTCATTTCTGCCGGGAAAATGGAAACCTGCGGCTGGTTCATCTGGCACCTCCTTCAATCAGTGCGCAGCTGTGTGCAATATCCGTCAAATCTGCCCGCAGGTACTCCATCAGCGCGGCGACACCAGGCGCACAGCCTGCGTCCAGTGCTCCGGCCTGAGACGGGTATTCAGAAAAGAGAAGCTGGAGCATGTCGCAGGCATTTCTTGCGCGGGTCAGCTTTCCGAAACCGTCCTCTGACAACCCATAGGCAAAAGCACCGGTATTGTGTTTTTCAGGCAAAGTCTGGCCCTGAGCACCGTTGTGCCCGTTTGAAATATTCATTGTGGATTACTCCGTTTTCAGCGGTGTTTTGTCAGAGAAACTTTGAATAGTGACCGTCATCAGGCTCAGCAGAACGCCATATGCTACGCTCCCGCCAGCGGATAAATAGCACAGACGGATGCAGTGTCAGCGGGCCGGAACCACTACCGCCTGCAGGAGCTGGTGCAGGCTTAAAGAGCGGTACATCAAACAGGCGCGTATATCGCTGTTCAAACCATGCCAGAGGGCAGGAAGAAAGCTGGTTGTCGCTGTCATGACGTATCAGCACTTCACAGCTGAATTCAGGATTAACCAGCGCCACAGAGGGCGAGGCTTCTATTAATCGGATAATCGTGACCGTCCAGCCACGTTCATGCTGCCAGCGTTCGCCGGGATGCGGATAATTACGCATGTTCACCTCCGCAGGGAATGCGCCCGGCAAAGCTCAGTACATAGTCCGGGGCAAGTCTGCGCCGCGCTGATCGCTCGTTATCTGCGGTGATCCTTAACATCACCGGACGGGCATTACGTTGACTGCGGTTGATCGCCGCAAATAACCAGGTACACTTCTGTTTAGCCATCTTCGTTACCTCATATAACGTGCTGGTCAGACGCCTCGGTGGTGCTGCAAACACTCCGGGGCGTTGCTATTTTGTTTTTCTGTGTGTAATGTGTCATTACACATAAATACATTACAATGGGTGTAATTGACGTGTCAACACACAAAAATGAAAGACGTGGGAATCCGCCATTCCAGTTCCGACTTGACCCTGAACTGCGTGAACTGATGGAACAAGCACAACAGCAGGATGGCGATGAATCGCTAGCGGCTTGGATCAAGCGCATTCTACGCAAAGAGTTACAAAGCCGAGGTTTAGAACCAAAGAATTGATTAATACGTTGGGGAGGCTTTTTTCTCCCCAGCTTTGTTAATATTGTCATTACACTACTTCCTCCAATCCTGCTGATTGAGCTTTAACCCACTGCCTAATTTCTTGTGCATCGTAAACAGATACCCGTTTTGAAATGCGTATAGATTTGGGAAATTCAGGATTGTTCTTTTCCCAGCGCCAGAGAGTAACCGTACTTATTTGCAAAAAGTCAGCAGTAGCTCGTGGGCGGGCATGTCCAGTGATAGGATAAGTTTTTAATGTCATGAAATTACCTGCCGTGTTATGTAATGAACACGGCAGATACTATGGGGATATCAAAATGCTGTGAAGGTAGTGTAATCAACTCTACCTGTAGATTGTTTCAGTCTACCCCTTTTGTTTCAATCCCGCATGATTAACCGCTAATCGTAATTTTCTTAAGATTTCTTGTTCATTAGTGATAAATATTGGAGGTAGCTCTCCTAAATGTTTAATTATGGCGTTAGTCCACTTTTCAGGACTTATCTCTTTTCTTTCACCACGACATTCGCTTGGGTATTTTGCTAATATATATATGGCTGCATTTAATAACCCCTCCCTATTTTTTGCATGATGCTCAGCAGTGTTATTTAATCGCTTGGGGATTTTAGGTTCAGATGAAATTCTTTTCGTAAGTAAACTTGGCATAGGAATTCCAGTTTTTACTGATTTCCATATTAACTCTAAATCTCTTCGCATGATAAGAAGATCTTCAAATGGAATATCAATGACCTTATTTCCTTCATATGAGGCCGTTGCCATCAAAACATTATCTCGTATTTTTACCGGTTTAAGCCTGAATTCATAATCTGGATCTATAGCTAATCCATTTTTTATGTCACTTATCATATCATCGGCGTACCAAATACCACAGGCAAATCCTATAATTTGAAGCCCATTTTCAAAATGTTCAAAGGAGTCATCTTTAAGGTCATACCATATTGTTGAAAATTCCATCTCTAGTGATTGATTAGTTAATACGGGATGAATTAAGTCAATTTCCATTTTCTGATTTTTATAGAGGAAATTAACATTAAATCTAACTGCAAGTCCATCCGCCTTGAATGCGATATTAAAAGCGCCTATTTCGTATAGGTGTAATAAATCATCAATCTCGCATTCTAATAGTCTTGAAGCGCGTTCAAATGAACAATATTCTAATGGTGGTATTTTTTTGTCAATCCATAGATTTCCTAAGAATATAGTTTCATTCTCTTTTGAATGCTGCATTATGACCTCTATTTTAAATTATAAGAAAATTTAATTGATAATGTTAATACCTGATAAGTCATAAGGAGCATGAAATTCGTCCTTATTTAGTTCCAGATAATTAGACCACCATTGCATCATTCTGCGGCGTTCCTGCATGTGCTGCGCAAGATGCACATATGCTGCCCGCACTTCGTTTCTTTCTTGGTGACTCATCTGCCGTTCAACTGCATCGCGTGACCAGAGTCCTGATTCGGTCAGTGCAGAGCAGGCCATCGCCCTGAACCCATGCAAGCAAACATCACTTTGAGTGTCGTAACCCATCGTTCGCAGTGCTTTATTAACTGTGTTTTCGCTCATCGGTTTATATGGGTTGCTGTCACCGGGGAAAACCAGCAGATATTCACCACTGATTTTCCTTATATCCTCCAGTACCCCGATAGCCTGACTAGATAGCGGGACATAATGAGCAGCCCCCATCTTTGCACCCCGCTCTGAGAATTTAACCCCTGCGATCTCTTCACGTTGTCCTGGTATCGTCCATAGCCCATTTTCAATGTCGATCTCCTCCCATCTGGCATGTCGTAGTTCGCTGGATCGCACAAAAGTGTGCAGGGAAAATAGAACTGCTAGGCGAGTCAATGGTCTTCCCGTGTAACTTCTCGTTTTCGCTAACAGTTCAGGTAAACGTTCGAGAGGTAGTGCGGGGCGATGTCGTACTTTGGGGGGCGTAATTGCACCTTTTAGATCGTGGGCAGGGTTGTAATCGACAATTCCACGTTGCACGGCATAACGGAAGATGCTCGTCATAGTGGTTTTTACCCGGCTCGTTGTGGCACCAATTCCTTTCTCAGTCATCTCAACCAGCATCGGCATCAAGTCACGGGTTTTGAGCGTATCGATAGGCTTTGAACCGATGGCAGGAAAGAGGTGGTTTTCCATTTCTCGGAGAATTTTTTTACGGGTGATCTCTTTCCACTCAGGATGCCCCATCGTTCCACTATGCCACTCTCTGGCAACACTCTCGAACGTGGGGGAAATTGGGTCTTCCTTTTTGGGTTTCTTTGCTTCGCGAGGATCACGACCATCGGCTAGTAGTTGCCTGGCTTCATCACGCCGTTTCCGCGCTGTTGCAAGTGAGACATCTGGGTAGACCCCTAATGCCAATGTCACTTGTTTTCCATCAAAACGATAATTCATACGCCTGTATTTTCCACCAGTCTTTCGTACCAGTAGATACAAACTCCCTCCATCGGTAAGTTTGTAATCATTGGTCTTCGGCTTGGCGTTTTCTATCTGTTTGGGGGAAAGCACATTAATGGCCATATCTGTACTCATTTTGGTAAATTGATGGTATCTGCATATCGAACTGGGGAATACCATCACTTATACCATCACGAGGTTGTAATGTCATGAAATTAACTGAAATGAAAATCAGGCCGATTCGGTGATAACTTGCTGTTTTTTTTAGTGGTTATGTAATGAAGTGAAATGTAGAGAAAGGTCTTTAAAGTGTCCCCTGCAGACATCTACTTGACGCGGCAGGGGATTGATTGAAATGGTGTTTTTTAGATGTGAGAAATATTTTACCCGCTATTTTACCCATTGGCGCGGCTTAAGAGCTTATTTTTGAATTCACAATGGTCACGATATAACCATCTTGCTCGCCCGTGGATAACTTTGGCTTTTGGCAGGTCGCCGGACTTAATCCGGTCATAGATGAAGGTTTTACCGAAGCCAGTATCGGCCATGATGAATTTCAAATCAACCAGTGAATCAGGTTGTAGTTCGTGTTGCATGAGTGCTATCTCCGAATAGGGAATCGAACCTGCAAATCAGGCAATAAAAAACCGCATTGATGCGGCAATGGTAGGTCTGGATATCTTGAGAAATGAACGGGCCTCATCGAGTGTGAGGCTGTGGTTAGTCCTTGCGTAACTCGCTAATTCTTCTGTAAGTCTCTGGTGCTTTGTTTCCGTGTATCTTCATTTCAGACTTCAACAGAGCAACGAGAGAATCCCATTCGTTGAGGATGCCTTTGAATGCAGGAACGCGATTTGCAACCTTGTCGAATGAATCTCTGATTTCTGGAATCTGCTCGACAAGCGCAACGCATCGTCGGAAATCGGCTGCGTCATGTGGAGCGCCGAAGTGATGACCATAGATATTCTTTTTCAGTCCACATGCGATTGAGGCAAGAGTTGCGCTACTGATGCCGACATCGCCAGTCGATTGCCATTTCAAAACCTTCATAGCCAAATCTGACATTTCTTGTCTCCATAAAACAAAACTCGCCGTAGCGAGTTCAGATAAAAGAAATCCATCAATTGGTTAGGGTTTTTGTAATTCTACGAATTATGTTGTTTTTTAGCTTCAGCTTTCCATTCATCAAAGGCAGTGTCTTTGTTCATGGTGCTGATATTGATCTTACGGTCAATATCATATACACGCCACTCACCGTTAGGCCTCTCTTCGCATCTAACTAAGTATGAATTGCCATTAATATCTATGCGTCTGTCTATTTGCATGAACATTTTCAATTTTCGAATCCTCTTTAATATGCATTTTTTGCTATTTCAGTAGTTTACTATTGATGAGGCGTTATTATACACACTTCATTAATGCAAGCATCTTTATGCTATGCTACTAATTTAGCAATTGATATTCACCTTTATCGCGTATACCTTTACCGGTTTATCGCCGAAGTGGGGATGTGTGATTGTCTTGATTTCATATCCGTCATACGGGACATCAATTCTGCGACTGAAGTCGTCGCGCTTCGGATATCCCTTCGTGATAATCAGGCGGTCATACTCCCGGAACATAATTCGCTTATTCCAGTAGTTATTACACAAGCGATACTCTTCCGTTTTCTCCCCGCGAATCATGGCATCGAAGTATTCACCTTTGACGGCAAGTTGCAGGTTAGCCACGACCTTCCTCCTTTAGCTTGTGAATTTGTATCGTCATGCCGCTTTGAGTGGTGACTACAATGACAGAACCAGGCTGAAGGCTGTTAAGATTGAATGCTTCGTAAAACGAATCCAAGGCCAGCGCTTTTTTATTCTTTCGGTTCCACCAACGCCATCCCTTGCTACAGGCTACACTGACAATCCACTGCCCACTCCTGTAAGCCATATAAAACCAGATTAGCAAAACCTGAAGGAATGCTATCCAGTCAATAATCGTATATTTCGCGAAGTCGTCCATTACTTCACCTCCTGCGGAGTAGCCTTTACAAGCACTGGTGTAAATCCATCTTCATTAAGGTTATGAATATAGACTTCCGTTCTCCTGCGCTCTTCAGCGTTTAATATTGTTTCTGGATCATAAACCAATACTTTCATTCGACTATTCCATGAAGAAATCGCTTCAGATCTAGTTCGTTTTTCTGGTCCTTGGGCACCACATTTGCATGACACATAGCGCATTTTCCCTCTGATACTGAATGAGTATCCGATGTTAAGCACAGTGGAACCACAGAATGGGCAGCGATATAGATTCATAAATCATCCACCTTAGGCGCAGCTGAGACAGCAACATTCCAGAACTCAGAAAACATATTGTATGCACCAGATAGATTGGAAGTGGCATACCCTCCAAGCTCACTTCTAATCTGAACGGCTCTCATCATTTCCGGTGTTAACTCCTTCGGCACCATAACCCAACCATCCGGAGTTACCGGAGAGTTGCCATCCAGCGCGTTCAACTTGTAATCCTGGCTTACAGGTTCGGCTTCTAGTTCTGCTATGCGCTTCTCTGATGCTTCAAGTAACGCCTGCTTATCGCGTAGCGCTTCTTCCAGTTCAGCAACATGGCACTCACTATCAATAAGGTTGTTCTCTGCGGCTTCCAACTCAACACGCAGCTTCCCTACCGTTAGCGCAATATCCTCGTTCTCCTGGTCGCGGCGTTTGATGTATTGCTGGTTTCTTTCCCGTTCATCCAGCAGTGCCAGCACAGTAGCCGGATTGGCTGCAGCGATGAATTCAGCATTGGCCTGCTGTTCCATTTGGAAATCTTCATCGAAACCGCTTTCAGGATGCGCTCCTTCAATTATGCAAATGGGAAGATATCCAACAACTTCACGATGAATTAGCGCATCACCAGCATCAAATCTCCCCTCTCCATATTCGAGCGACCACACACCACACGTTGCTTTCTCTGCCTTTTCACGCAGTGCCTGATAGTCAATATTGCTCATGTCACATCACCCTGAATCCGTTGCATTTACGTAAAAAATCGCAGATATAGCCCTTCATTTTTTCGTGCCAATCCCGATCATTCCCATTGCACCAACCATCAGGTGGAGTCCAGTTTTCTATCAGAGCAGCCATTTTCTTTGCTTTTGCCGGAGTAGCTGTTGCGGTATCGCAGTAATGACGAGTGTCAACCAACGCATCCATACCATCGATATCAAGTACGCAAAACCATGTGTGATTCGGCATTCCAACAGATGGTATTTGTTGCCCACGTCGACGTTTATCAATAAGACATACACTCACTGCTTGCCTCCTTTGCGCCACATCGCATTCAGATATTTGTTTTGATTCACTGAAGGAAAAGAATTTCTCTTAAGCAATTCCTCTCTCGATGGCATTGGCTTTACGCGTTGGCGAATAATCATTTCTGCCGGAAGAATGCCGGGATTGTATGCAAGTCCTCTCATGATTTACTCTCCACGAACTGGTCAACAGCCATGCTAAGTGACACACCTAAATTCTCGATATGTTGCTGAATATCCTGTAGCGTCTGCGCCTGAGATAACAGGATTTCACGGTTGCATAATTCTTTAACCAGATGCTCAAACTTGCTGTAATAACCGATACGGCTTAGTGTTTCTTTCCCTGCATTCTCGCCTTCTTTGATAATTCCTCTTTCACTAAGAATCAGATCGTGTTTGGTTCCGGTAATAACGTATTTTCCGAGGTCGATGTTTATCTTCATTGTTTTCATTGTTAATTCCTCAGTCATTACTGATAGCGCCATAGCGTGAGCGGTAATTACGCAGGCGCGGGTCGATATATTCAGGGAAGTGGGTATATGTGGCTTTGCGGAATGGTCGGATTGATGTCTGGTAAATTAGCTCGCGTTCTTCTTTCTCTGCAAGCCATATACAGTGGCGAAATTCCTTTTCCTTTTTCGTTTCCTGCGGTAGCGACATTATCCGATCGTAGTTTTTTCTGAATTTATCCAGCACCTCCGATACGGAATTGCCGGAACAGCGGCGCGGGTCATCCGCACCATACAGAGGCGCTGGCATAATGGAATCCTTATTTTGCTAATTTAGAAGGGAATTGAATCGTCGTATTCAGGATTATTTTGATGATTGCTACTTTGCTGCTGTTGGCTGTTTCCTGAAGCTGCAAATCCAATCTTTGCATTCAGTAATTCAAGAGTGATTGATTGACCATTTTGCCCCTGATAAACATCAACCCTGATGTTTTCTCCGGTAACTTCAACAATGCCACCTTCAACAAGAACACTACGGTAGTAATCCGCTTGCGCCCCCGGCTTGGCAAATACAACGGCGCTGTAGTTTGTCCATTCTTTCTTTTTTGTCTGGCGATCGTAATACTGAACGCCAGCACGGATGTTGAATCCGATATTTTCCCCGGCCTGAAACTCTCTTGCGGGCTTGTTTAGTCTTACTGTAATCGAATGTGCCATTAAGCAGCCGCTCCTTCTAATTCATCTCGTCTGATGTTGTAAACGTCCTGCGCTTTGTGCTGCTCCGGTGTGCCTTCGAGCATCTTCCACGCTTTGGCGAACGCCTGTTTAAGCTCTTCTACGGTGTTTTTCTGCATTGCTGCGTCAGTGAATGCTTTTAGAACCTGTTCAGGTGTAGGTGATGGTTTTGATTGCTTTACTGCTGCGTTCTGCTGATGTTTATGCTCGTCTGTATCTGCATCTTTCGCATCATCAATGCCGAACAAACCATTGAGGCAATACTTGCGTGCATAAGAGCTTGTAGCGCCCGTAACTTGTGCAGAATCCATTCCTTTCTTGCTTTCTTCCTCTCGTGCAAGAGCGGTTGCCGTATGACTGTTTTCGCCATCGGTAATAGTTGCCGTGGCTTTCACGTAATACCGATCACCAATCAACACAACTTCATCGCTGATTGATAAAAACAGGCCATTCAGTAACGGCTTAACGCCTTCAAGAATGTCTTCGCAGCTTCTGTATTTATATTTGCCGAATGAGTTGTACTGATTCTTTGGCGCGTTCAGATTCTCCTGAATAGCTGCCAGTCTTGCGTAAAATTCTTTGCTCATATGATTGTTCTCAGAATGGACACGGCCCAAGGAAATAACGCTGATTTAATACTTCGACTCGTGACAAATTAAGGCATACCCGCATTCCTTCGCGGTCGCCATTATGGCGATACCAGAGAGCTTTCTGCGTGTACATGCGTCTCTGTAACTTGCTCTCCTTCACTGTGGTTGCAAGTGACATGAATATCTCCTTCGTTACCGATTAAATCTTTCATCTGACGAATGAATTCTTCGTCTGACCAGTTATCTGTAAAACTCATGGACGGCCTTGTTGTTTCAAAATATCCCAAAGCTTTTCGAGCAAACTTTTCATTCTTGGTTGTTTAAAGTCTGCTCCGGTTAAAATATTTTTTCGTGAATGCTGTACCGATAAAATCGGGTTGAAAGGGCGAACCGATGCCGCCCCTGCAATAGCGAACTGTTGCATAGGATGCTCCTTCTGTTTGATTGCATAACGAAAACGCCTCAAGTGAAGCGTTATTGGTATGCATATAAAAAAGCCCTCACACTGGAGGGCAAAGAAGATTTCCAATAATCAGAACAAGTCGGCTCCTGTTTAGTTACGAGCGACATTGCTCCGTGTATTCACTCGTTGGAATGAATACACAGTGCTTATTCGTCATGCATTTCAGGTAATTCTTCGTATTCGACTCCCCATACGAGTTTACACCAAGTGACTCGCTCATATCTTTTACAAAAATCAGACCACATAACTTGTGTTCCATCATGGTTTGTTATTACTTCTGTAATATCACCAACACTAACAAAACTGGTATTAGAAGCAGTTATTTTTACTTTCATTACTTATCCCCAAGAGCTTTTCTGATTGCTGCGATACCTTTATTAACAGCTCCATACCATTCTGGATATGTTGTCGTTGTTCTATTTTTGGTTTGCTTAAGTAATAACTGAAGTGCTTCGAGAAGGTCAGGAGCTGCTGCTATCAGTAGCGCATCCTCCCTTTCATTTCTTGTTGCTGCTTCAATGTATGTGTCACCAATCGTCACACCATGGAACGTAGTCATCATCTCGTTGACGTTTCTAACCGTGTACTTCCATTTACCAGGCGTACCCTTAAACTCTTTCATATCCACCTCTGTTGTTTATGCCAAAAATAAAGGCCGACTATTCGGCCTGAAATTACTTAACCAATGATGCTGCATATTCGATAAGGTAAAGCTTTGGGGCCAGCCAAATTTTTAACCAAGTCATATTGGTTACTACACCAATAATAAAAATCCCCCACAGAGTCAAAACTACAACCAATGGCATGATAAGAAGATTAATATCACCTTTGCTATCCCAAACCATTGTCGGCCTGTATTTGTGATTTCCTTTCTCCCATGAATATCCTTCATCACCGATTTTACCTGTCTCAACTCTTTGGCACTGCTTCTTCATAAACCAGAAAACCAGTGGGATTGTTAGAATGGCCATTAATGTTTTAATCAGACTGTCAACCATATTCCATAGCAGCAACTGATGAACAACATCAGGAATCTGTGCCTGGCTAAATGAAACAGCCGCGTCTATTCCATTACTGGCTTTTTTCAGTAGTTCTACGAGAATCTTGTTTGCTTGTTCTTCCATATATCACCTCAAATAAGTGGTTTGCTGCGAAAGTAAATACGCTTAAGTTACCTGTTATTTATCCCACCAAGTTCCGTATCTATCTATCCAGTTACACCAATCGTCGACACTCCATTTTGTTGTGTCGCATTTTGGCAATTGGCATGAATATCTACCTTCTTTGTAAAGTCGGCGTTTGACTTTCTTGAGCATGGCTCACCTCAATCGTAATAAGCTGGAATTGATTTTCCGCGTTGCTTCTGGCGACCAACACAAGTCACACCCATTTCACTGCGTGGCTTGCTGTACCATGTGCGCTGATTCTTGCGTTCAATACGTTGCAGGTTGCTTTCAATCTGTTCGTGGTATTCAGCCAGCACCGTAAGGTCTATCGGATTCAGTGCGCTTTCTACTCGTGATTTCGGTTTGCGATTCAGCGAGAGAATAGGGCGGTTAACTGGTTTTGCGCTTACCCCAACCAACAGGGGATTTGCTGCTTTCCATTGAGCCTGTTTCTCTGCGCGACGTTCGCGGCGGCGTGTTTGTGCATCAATCTGGATTCTCCTGTCAGTTAGCTTTGGTGGTGTGGTGGCTGGTAGTCTAGCTCCAGCTTGTTGAGTCTCATTCGGAGGGGTATAACCGGCACCCCAGTGATTTTTCCATGCGACAACGTGCGCGTTATGGCGGCCTTATCGCCCGCGGCTCCCCATCTCGTCCACGCTATTGCTAGCGTTGGGAGCGCTTCACCGCTCAACAGTAGGTAAGCACTTGCCAGTGACTAGCTGGCTTCACCACACCCCAAAGCCTTCTGCTTTGAATGCTGCCCTTCTTCAGGGCTAAATTTTTAAGAGCCTCACCTTCATGGTGGTTAGTGCGTCCTGCTGATGGCTAAATAGTACGATTTGTACTTTATCGAGTCAATACAAAATGTTCTAAATATAATTAGTTTTTTATAACGTTTTGTATTTAATGGGTTTATAATTTGGAAAAAGAAAACCCGACGCTAAGGTCGGGTTATTGTTGTGTGTTTTAGAGTGGTGAGGCTGTTAACTAAATGTCTCTTCAGGCCACTGGCTGGCGATAACTTTCCCTACTACGGAACAGCTATCATTGCATGGAATCATTGGATATTGCGGGTTTAGTGGCTGTAGGAACACCTGACCGCTATCCCTGATCAGTTTCTTGAAGGTAAACTCGTCACCACCAAGTCTGGCTATGCAGAAATCACCTGGCTCAACAGCCTGCTCGGGGTCAACGAGAATTAACATCCCGTCAGGAAAGCTTGGCTTCGATCCTGTTGGCGCGGTCATGGAATTACCTTCAACTTCAAGCCAAAACGCACAATCACTGGCTTTTTTGGTTGTGCTTACCCATCTCTCCGCATCACCTTTGGTAAAGGTTCTAAGCTCAGGCGAGAACATCCCGGCCTGAACATGAGAAAAAACAGGGTACTCATATTGTTTTTTAACGGGGGCAGATGAGTATTCGCCAACAGGTGAAAATGTACCGTCGTGGTTGAATGAGACGTTATCAATACCAAGGTATTTAAACACCACACCAATCTCGTCAAGAGATGGATGACGAGATCCGCGCAACCAGTGACCAATTCCACCCTGCGTCATACCAAGCTCTTCAGCTAACTTCTCTTGAGTTATGCCGAGCTCTTTCATTCTGGATCTAGCCAGTTCATACCATTTCATTTTCATACCCTTATTATTACGCTCTGTACTAAAACCATCCATGCACAAGATGTATTTTTTGTTTGCATTCTAAAAGTACATATCGTATTATTGTTTCATGGTTACTATGGAGGGCATATGAGCAACCTACGAAAATATCGAGAGTCACTGAATATCTCTCAAACAACACTTGCTAAGGCAGTTGGATGCACACAGGGAGCTATCGGACATTGGGAATCTGGTCGTCGCTTCCCAGACCTTAAAACATGCCGTGCTCTTGTTGAGTGCCTAAACAAGTTAGGCGCAAAAGTCAGTCTTGATGACGTGTTCCCGCCGGAACACAAAGCCGCTTAAGACATTCCCGCTCTTACACATCCCAGCCCTGAAAAAGGGCATTACCAGAAACAAATCTCTATGGTTTTGCGTTTCTTTGCGAAGCCAACTCTATCTAATCATTAAGGAAATTATCTATGGTTACTATTGCAACTAAAAGCAAGAAAGCGGCTCGCATCGAGTCAGCCTTGCTGAACAAACTGGCACTGATGGGGCAGAAGACATTCGCTCGAGCGATGGGGGTTCCTGAATATCAGGTAAGCCGATGGAAGAATGGTTTCTTCTCGCAGGTAAGCATGATGCTGGCTGTTCTGGAATACGGAATCGAAGACGATGAAATGGCTGAGCTGACTAAGCGGCTTGCCAATTATCTGACAAAAGAAAAAGCCCAGAAGAACGGCGAATTCTTCGAGGCCTAATGTAGAAAGACTGGATCAATCCACAGGAGTAATTATGACATACGAAAATGACAAATTCCAGGTTCTGAAGAGCATGAAGGTGCCAGATGATTTTAAATCAAATGGCTTTGTTTATGTGCTTTCTAATGAGTGCATGCCAGGAATTTATAAGATTGGGATGACTAAGCATTCACCAGAAGTTAGGGCTAAAGAAATTTCAGCCTCTACTGGCGTTCCTAAGCCATTTAAGGTGATAGCAGCCTTTCATTCAAATAATCCCGCATCAGATGAAAAACTCATTCATAAAGCCTTTGCAAAAGAGAGGCTTAGTGATAATCGAGAGTTTTTCAAGCTTGAAGATAATGATCTTTCTGAATCTCTAAATGAAATAAGGGCGCTGGTTGGCCCTGAAAGAAATGGCGAGACGGCAGAATACGCAATTTACGACTCATTCATTTCTTTTCGCCATGAAAATGAGCTTGATCTTAATGAGGAGCTTATAGAGCAAGGTCTGGGTAGTGTAGTTGGTCATCTTCCTGCGGTGAAAAATTTCCTTATTCGCGCCGGAATTGATTACGCGAAGCAACTGATAAGCAAATATAACTCATCGATAGTTATTAATACAGATGGCAGTGTGGTGATGGTTAAGTCTCTTGAAGCCCAATGCTTTGATGCGGAGGTTGGAAATGAGCCTTGCTGAAGTATTTTACCTGCCGAAGAGTGAACCTGTTGAACAGGAGCGAAGAGTGGCTGATATCGATGATGGTTACACCAGATTCGCTAACGAGCTGCTGGAAGCTATCGCAAGTGCCGATTTAACCGCTCGCCAGTTGAAAGTTATGCTGGCCTACGTCCGGAAAACATATGGATTCAATAAGAAAACAGATCGAATAGCCGATGAGCAAATTGCTCAGTTAACAGGACTGTCAAGGCAGAATGTTAACAAGGCTAAAAAAGAACTGATTTCAATGAATTGCCTGTTTATGGATGGAAATCAAATCGGTGTAAACAGTGAGGTATCTGCGTGGCAATTCAGCAAGTGTCTCCAAGTTAGCAACTTTGTCTCGAAGTTAGAGACAAAAAATGTCTCCAAATTAGAGACACTCAATGTCTCGAAGTTAGAGACACACAAAAGACATTCTTTAAAGACAAAAGAAAATATTAATAAACCCCCTATATCCCCCAAAAAAGTTTCTCAGAAGTTCGACCCGCTAGAAACAGAGTTGCCTGATTGGTTATCAGCAGAAACATGGTTGTCGTGGGTTACCTATCGCAAGGAGATAGGTAAGTCGATCAAGTCTAGGCAAAGTGTCACTCAGGCTATCAACGTTCTAAGCAGAAGTCTGGAGAAGGGATATACACCTGAAGAAATTATAAACCAGAGCATCGCCAGTAGTTGGCAGGGGATTTTTGAACCCAAGACTCCAAAGGGGAAATCTCAACCGAGGCCGCAGCAGCGAGCTATGCAGGAAAACTTTGCCGCCAAAGATTACGGGCAAACTGAAATGCCTTCATGGGCGCAGGAGTGAACATGACGCTGGATGAAAAGATCTCCCAACTGGAGAAAAAACTTGCAGAATTGAGTTCTCCGCCAATTGCTATCGAGCATACATCTGTAGAAATTGGCACTGGCATCTGTGAAAAACATGGTGAGTTTGAGCAGCGTAACCGTTACTCGACTGGGCCAATTAAGTTTGCCTCAAGACCTAGCGAATGCCCGGAATGCATGAGAGATGAGCTTATTCGGCTACAGGAAGAGAAGATTAAAATCGACGAGGAATCACGTAAGCGCAATGTCGAGTTTATGTTGAATAATCTTGATATTCCTGAACGATTCAAGGGTTGCACACTACAGAACTACGAGCCAGTCAACGACGATGCAAAGAGAGTGCTCAGGGTGTGTCAGGCATACGCCAGCAAATGGCCTGAGAGGTTACAGAAAGGCGGTGGGCTGGTTATGTGTGGAAAGCCTGGTACTGGAAAGAATCATCTTGCACTGGCTATCGCCCGGCACGCAATTACGGAACATCAAAGCTCAGCTATTTTCACAACGGCGCTGAAAATTGCCAGAGAATATAAATCAACATGGTCGAAAAACTCCACCCGCACAGAGGATGAAGTGATCCGACAGTTCACTAAACCTGACCTGCTAATTATCGATGAGGTTGGTGTGCAGTTTGGAAGCGAGGCGGAAAAGATGATCATGTTCGAAATCATCAACACCCGCTACGAGCGCATGAAGCCAACAATCCTGATTAGCAACCAGAGCAAAGATGAACTGTCTGCATTCATTGGTGAGCGTGTTATTGACAGGATGAATGATGGCGGCGGGTGCACTCTTGCGTTTACATGGGATAGTTACAGGAGCAGATCGTGACTGGAAAAGAAATCATCCTGGAATATCTGAAAACTCATGAACAATTCTCCCCACATGAATTAGCACTGATCACCGGAATACCAAATAACAGAATCGCTCAAGCAGCAAGGCATATGGTGAAACAAGGACATTTGAGTGTTGTTGAGCGTAAGTGGAAGACGGTTATTTATGCAAAACGCAAAGTGAAGAAGGAGCCAATTAAAAGAAATCCAGATGGTACGGGGTGGGGATGTGCAAATCCAATGACGGCGTTTATTAATAGGGCGCTTATGGAGGTAAGGCAATGACCATCTACATCACTGAGCTAATAACAGGGGCTATTTACACAGTAGCCCTTTTTTATTGGATTAAGAACGAGGGGTGAGAGAGTGAGTGAACCATCTAAACACGCACAGTATTGCCCATTCTGTCAGCGACACATTGAGCCTGAGAGAGATGAGTTAGGTGATATCTACACAACAGACAGCGGCGGCATGTTCTACGTCCATGACGAAGTAATTCACGATGAAGATTACACGTTTACGCCACTTAACTAACACCCCAGCACACTAATGGAGAGAAATGATGACAACGATTGGTGTTCTTTACGACGGGTGGACAAAAGAACGATTAAGACGTCATTACAAGATGGCAAAAGTTATCCGCAACAAGCCCTATCGCAATGACTATCGAAAGGTGATGGCAAATAACATGCAGAAGAATATCGACAGGATATTCCCGCGCGGAAAGGCTGTGTGGCGCTTACTTAAAAATGAGTGGTGATGGAGAGGAATATGGACGAATCAAGAAAGCAGTTTGAAGAAAGTTGGTTGCGACGTGGAGGCGAATCCTCAGACCTTATCCGTTACCCTGAAAATCACCATGAAATTGGCAGCGGTAATATTGGTGGTCAATACGTGATGGACGATGTTCAAGGCCACTGGCAAACGTGGCAGGCATCGCGATCAGCTATTGAAATAACCGCGCCAAAGTTTATCGACAGCAGAGAAGCATTAGCCAAAGGGTTTACTGTTGATTATTCCAATGGCTTCGGTGATGCAATGGATGCTTATGAGGAAAATATCCGCGCTGCTGGAATCAAAGTGAAGGAGTGAGTATATGCCATTTATAAAATTAACCATGCAATGCAGCATCTATCAGCCACCAAGCACAGGCGTGATAGAAAGCACCAGAAGTGCATATGAGCCCTTGTACGTTAACTCTGACAACATCGAAACCCTATTTGAGGCCGGGATTACGATTGTAAGAATGGCAAGTGGTGAGCGGTTCGATGTTATTGAGAAACCAGAAGCTATTTTGGCGTTAATTAATCCATGTGTGCAGAAGGTGAGCAATGAGGAAACTAACGTTTGAACTAAGAAGCCCCATCCATCAGCAGAACGCCATTCAAGCCATCCAGCAAATCCTTCCAGACCCAACCAAACCAATCGTAGTAACCATTCAGGAACGCAACCGCAGCATTCGGCAAAATGCACGCCTTCACGCGATGCTATCTGAAATAAGTAAGAAGGCTACATATCATGGAAAAGCAAGAAATATTGAGTTTTGGAAGGGGTTATTCGTTTCTGGTTGGCAGATTGCAACCAACCAGCACCCTGAGATTATATCAGGGTTAGAAGGTGAGCTAATAAACATCAGAGAGAGTACGGCGACTCTATCTGTAAAAAAAATATCCGAAATAATGGACTACATAGAAGCATATTGTGCCATGAACTCAATTCATCTTAGCGAATGGAGGAATTATGATTGAGGTTTGGGTAGATATCGAAGGAATTCCATTTTATCAGGTTAGCAATAAAGGAAATTTCAGGTCTATTACGAGGGAAATTACAGTAACATCAACCAGACAGAGGCCATATAAGAAAATAATTAATGGCACTAGCGTAAAACCATTCAAGTGCAAGTCGACAGGATATCTTCAAATAAAGGTATACGGTAAGAAATACAGCGCCCACAGGATAGTTGCGAAAGCATTCTGTACAGGGTTCTGTGATGGCTTGGTAGTTAATCACAAAAATGGGCAAAGAGATGACAATAGGGCTGAAAACCTTGAATGGGTATCACATTCTGAAAACTCAAAGCACGGATATAAACAAAATGGAAGAATACCTATATCGCTAGGTAAATTTAGTGGTGATCATCCTGCCAGTAAAGCTGTTATTTCTACTGACATGAAAACTGGGGAGGAGGTTTATTATGAAGCAGCTATGGATGCTGTCAGAGAAGGATTTGATAGTTCGTCAATTAGTCGTTGCTGTAATGGCGAAAGCTCATATCACAAAGGAAGATTCTGGCGATTTGCAAATGAAACAATGAAAGCGCGATGGGGAGACAGGGCGGCATGAGACGACAGCGACGAAGTATCACCGACATCATCTGCGAAAACTGCAAATACCTTCCAACGAAACGCTCCAGAAATAAACGCAAGCCAATCCCAAAAGAATCTGACGTAAAAACCTTCAACTACACGGCTCACCTGTGGGATATCCGGTGGCTTAGAGAACGTGCGAGGAAAACAAGGTGATTGACCAAAATCGAAGTTACGAACAAGAAAGCGTCGAGCGAGCTTTAACGTGTGCTAACTGCGGTCAGAAGCTGCATGTGCTGGAAGTTCACGTGTGTGAGCACTGTTGCGCAGAACTGATGAGCGATCCGAATAGTTCAATGTACGAGGAAGAAGACGATGAGTGATTCGTTTAGTAGCTCTGATTATTTGTATTTGGTTTTAGTACCTGTGGCAGAAGTATTCCGCTCTCGATTTCCTGAAGGCTCAGCACCATTTAATGCCATTAGCACTTACTCAAAATGCAGAGTGAAATTTACAGGTAAGCGGCTGGAAAGAGAGTGGCAGCAATTCTGCAAAAAACATGACCTAAAAAATGACCCTGAACTGGAGTATTAAATGGCTAATCTACGCAAAGAAGCGCGCGGCAGAGAATGCCAGGTACGTATTTACGGCATATGCAATGGCAATCCTGAAACTACAGTTCTGGCACATTACCGGATGGCTGGAATTTGCGGAACGGGAATGAAGCCTGACGACCTGATCGGCGCATGGGCTTGTAGCGCGTGTCACGATGAAATCGACCGACGCACCCATAATCTCGACAACAAAGACGCCAGACTTTACCACCTCGAAGGCGTGATCAGGACGCAGGTGATATTGCTGAAGGAGGGGAAGATTAAGCCATGAACGAATATCAGTTTGTGCTTCCATACCCGCCGTCGGTGAATACCTACTGGCGAAGACGGGGAAGCCAATATTACATAAGCGATAAAGGCCAGAAATACCGAAAAGACGTTCAGCAAATCATCCGCCAACTCAAGTTAGACATTTTCACCAAATCACGACTCCGCATCAAAGTCATCGCAGACGTTCCAGACTCCCGCCGCCGCGACCTCGATAACATCCTGAAGGGCTTACTCGACTCCCTTATCCACGCCGGGTTTGCGGAAGATGACGAGCAATTCGATGACATTCGCGTAATTCGTGGCGTGAAAGTACCAGGCGGAAGGCTTGGAATAAAAATCACCGAACTGGAGAACGCATGAACGCCACAATTCAAACGATACCAGAGCTTCTTATCCAGACACGAGGCAATCAGACCGAAGTGGCGAGGATGCTTTCCTGCGCAAGAGGAACAGTGCTCAAGTACAACCGAGACAGCAAAGGCGAGCGTCACGTAATAGTTAACGGCGTCCTGATGGTCAAACAGGGCAAGAGGGGTAGACCATGAGACTCGAAAGTGTAGCTAAATTTCATTCGCCAAAAAGCCCGATGATGAGCGACTCACCACGGGCCACGGCTTCTGACTCTCTTTCCGGTACTGATGTGATGGCTGCTATGGGGATGGCGCAATCACAAGCCGGATTCGGAATGGCTGCATTCTGTGGTAAGCACGAACTCAGCCAGAACGACAAACAAAAGGCTATCAACTATCTGATGCAATTTGCACACAAGGTATCGGGGAAATACCGTGGTGTGGCAAAGCTCGAAGGAAATACTAAGGCAAAGGTACTGCAAGTGCTCGCAACATTCGCTTATGCGGATTATTGCCGTAGTGCCGCGACGCCGGGCGCAAGATGCAGAGATTGCCACGGTACAGGCCGTGCGGTTGATATTGCCAAAACAGAGTTGTGGGGGAGAGTTGTTGAGAAAGAATGCGGAAGATGCAAAGGTGTCGGCTATTCAAGAATGCCAGCAAGCGCCGCATATCGCGCTGTAACGATGCTAATCCCAAACCTTACTCAACCCACCTGGTCACGCACTGTTAAGCCGCTGTATGACGCTCTGGTGGTGCAATGCCACAAGGAAGAGTCAATCGCAGACAATATCTTGAATGCGGTCACACGTTAGCAGCATGATTGCCACGGATGGCAACATATTAACGGCATAATATTGACTTTTTGAATAAAGTTGGGTAAATTTGACTCAACGATGGATAAATGCACTCGTTAAATAAAGCCCTGAGTTAATAGCTCGGGGCTTTTTGCGTTTTAAGCACGACCTTTCTGAAAGCGCATCAAACCAAATACCAGACAGACCAAAATAATCACCTTATCCGCTGTGGCTACGGTGCGGTGTGCTTTGCATAAAAGAAAACCAGCGCAATGGCTGGCTTCGTGAAAGCGGGTGGCAAGAGGTTGCACTAACAACCTCATGCCGTTTTGCCCGTGCATATCGGTCACGAACAAATCTGATTACTAAACACAGTAGCCTGGATTTGTTCTATCAGTAATCGACCTTATTCCTAATTAAATAGAGCAAATCCCCTCAATGAAGGGGTAGAGCATGTACCGTATGGACAAAATCAGAGAATGGTTCAGTTACAGCTTCGGAGGACTGACTGCGATGGGTGGCATTCTCTCCCTGAATGACTGGGCTGTCATCATTGGTATTCTTTGTACTGTCGGCACATTTGGCATCAACTGGTACTACAAGCGCAAAGAGCGCGAGGACAGATTGAATGGCAATGTCACCGGCACTACGAAATAGCGTAATAGCGGCGATAAGTGGCGGGGCTATTGCTATAGCATCTGTGTTAATCACTGGGCCAAGTGGTAACGATGGTCTGGAAGGTGTCAGCTACATACCATACAAAGATATTGTTGGTGTATGGACTGTATGTCACGGACACACCGGAAAAGACATCATGCTCGGTAAAACGTATACCGAAGCAGAATGCAAAGCCCTCCTGAATAAAGACCTTGCCACGGTCGCCAGACAAATTAACCCGTACATCAAAGTCGATATACCGGAAACAACGCGCGGCGCTCTTTACTCGTTCGTCTACAACGTGGGTGCTGGCAATTTC